CTTCGAAGGTAGTCTTCGGCCAGATGAATACTTTCCTGATACTTCCTTGATGCTATGCCCAAGAGTTCCTTCTGCGAACTTTGCTGCTTCACGTATGTCGCACCCTTCTTGTTGTGCAATAATCTGCAAACTATTTCCTTGTACGCCACACGCAAAACAAACGAATAGATTATCGTCTAAGTTGGCTGTACCTGATTGATGACTGTCCCCATGGAATGGACACTTAAGATTTGCTTGACCATGGTCACGACGAATGCTAGCACCGTAGTGCTCAAGCACTGACTTAATGCTAGGTAAATCATTCACCGAATATATCTCCTAATCTAAATACCAAGTAGGCGTCCGCAATGGCTTTGCCTCTTGCTTTGATGATGAGCGCAGGTGTAACTTCGTCGCGAGATAACCCTCGTGCTTCGGCATAATGCGTTGCTTCAACTTGCGCTTCCTTGCTCCATCCGCTGAGGTCAACTTTGTTACCTGCGCCTGGAGCCTTGCATTCGATAACTCCAATCGAACCAAGGAAGTCAGAACGGACAACAACGTCTCCCTCATCTTTTGCACCTGTTCGTGCAAGTCGTTCAGCGTCATAACCGTTTGCTCTGAACCATTCTCGTATATCTGTTTCAAAAGTAGCACCTCTTGCCTTATGTGATTTTCTAGTTGTCATTTAAATAACTCAATCGTGCAATAGATAAAATTTATAATAGATATCACTGTCATGATTCCCCAAACAATATCGTGTAGTGTCATACGTTCTCTGGGATATCATCAATGAACATATACTCAGGATTAAAAGCAACCCATGTCATGAGTCCTCCCCCTGCATCAGCTCTACCGTATCTATTCTTAACAGGTGCAACACCCATAGAAGTACCAACAACGCCGAGGGTACATATAAGAGCAGGAAGTTGAGCAACCTTACCCTGAATAGCGGAGCGCGGTTGACACGGGCTACCTTGGACAGCCTCCGAAGTGTGGTGTAAAACAACCACTGCAGCGTTAGTCGCTCTCGCAAGATACTTCAACTCCTTCATGACTGCTCGCATAGATGCGAACTCTTCGCCACCATCAGTGGCTACGTCCATTAGATTATCTACTACAATAAGTGTAGGTGGGCAACCCCATAATTCTTCAAACGCCTGCACCTCTTCATCAATATCCTGAAGTGTTGGTGCTGATTCAAATGACCATACAATGTGTGAACCTTTAGCAAGTGTCGCCTTAGTCCAGCCATGGTCTACATTCATCAGAGCTTCTACATCTGATTGAGACTTACCTGAAATCATTGAGGCTAATCGCATAGCCATAGTATGTGCGTTGGTATCTGCTGAAATATAAAGTGTTGGGACTTTCATTTTCAAAGCGAGAGCGAGTGCTAGTGTAGACTTACCTACTCCTGGTGCAGCAGCGAACATCGAAACCTCAGAACGCCTGATGATAATCTTGTTCGATTCGAATGCCTTAAAGCAACTAGGGAGCGGTTCTCCACCAATACTGGAACGACCAACTGAGCGGACAAGTGTACGCATCCTGTTTCATTCCCTTCATTATAGAAAGAACGTAGCCACCGTACTGGTGTGTTGCGGTAGCTACGTCCTATCATAGTTATCTTTTTAGTTTACGGGCTTGCATTGGTCGGGTGTCCCCTGTGGGGTTGGGCATGCCCAGAAAGCGTAAGGCTTCCCACTCGCTTTGCTCACTCCCTGTCGGAAGATTCTCGCTCCGTGAATGCACGTCGGGCTCGCTGTCCCCGCTGGTGTTACTGCGCTTGGTGGTGCTGTAACTAACGGAGCCTGCGCCTGGGATGGAGCGGAGTAAGTGGATGGCGCTGTGCCTTGAGTTGAAGGCGTGGTCCCCAAAGGGGCAGCATTGTAAGCACCAACAACCAATCGTTGTACGGCTGCTACTTGTGTTGAGTAATCACCAATGCCTTCCAGTAACACGCTGAGTTCATCAGCAGTATTAGCACGGATATTAATCATATCCCCAGCAGGTGTCTTATAACTGACTTGCAGTTTCCAGTCTTCCATTTGTTATCCTATCTTCGTTGAGAACTGACAGTGTGCTGTCAATCCACATTTATATTGGCAGTTGTTTGTGTTAGGTAAAAAGATTCCCGCCTTGCGGGCTTTGTCAAACCCTGATACAAGATACTCTAACTTGTCCTCAGTGTACTGTTCGAGACTGACTAGTGGTGAAACACCATGCTGACGTGCCATCCAATAAGTCCCCCACTTAACATCGATTCCGTAGGTCTTTAGCAGACCAATCTTGTAGAACCCGAGTTGCAGTGTATTGGTTGGTGTTTGCTGAGAGGTCTTCAAGTCGACGATGACTAACTCGCCATTGACTTCAAACACACGGTCAAGAATCATCTTGACTGGCACGCCAGCAAATTCAGGTAACATCGCTAACTCAATGGCAGGTACACCATCAGGTGTCTTCCATAGTTTCCATTCAGGATTAGCTTTACGCCAGTCGATGTAGGCTTGCACCCATCGTGGACCAGCATCATGCCAAAAGGTAACGTCTTCTTTGTTTGGGTTTGCTTTAGTAGCACGACCACCAACACGTGCATTGGTCAGGTCAGTATCACCTAGTTCATGTGCCCAGGCCTTAGCCCATAAATCATTCTGCATTTTCTAGGTCCCACATTTCTGTCGCTGTGTGGAAGGCACTGCCTCCGACTGACCAAACTGATGGGGCCTCAGGTACCTGTAGCAATCGGCCAAGGTAGTACTGATATCCACAGTCAACGTATGTACTGAACGCGGAGTAACTCACATGTTCAGGTAATATATAATCTCCAAGTTGTATGCTCATGTTCAGATTATAGAGACATCAGTGCCATCTTGTCAAGCTTTTTTTATACTTGACAACATCAGTTATCTGTGTATAATTGATATTAATATATTATAGAAGAAGCCCTTCAAGGGGCTTCTATATAGTATATAATAATATATATTATATAGGAGAATAAACTATGTTGCAAGCATTTATTGCAGTACTGCTAGGTCTTGCTGTTCACGATGTGTTCTATGAACTGATTGCTAGGTACCAGAACTATAAGTTCCGAAAATCAGTGAAGGACTTACGAGATTACCTTGAAGACTGGGAAGCAGACGACGACGAGATTTAGGGCATGACAAAAGACCCCCCAACCTAGGGTGATTATCTTAGGAAGGGGGGTATCTTGTCTCTATTGGCCCGCTAGGGGCCTAGAGTGGGGTTACTTTGAACCTTTACCGAACTCGGTTGCCTTAGGGTCAAGTGCCTTGAGGACTGGACCAGCTACTGCTGCTACTGCAGCTGAGATTAAAGCTTTAGGGCTTGTCTCTCCTGCCATGTATAGCGCTACCACTGCAGCTACTGCTGCTCGTAGGTATGTTGCTGCAATTGCTTCTAGCTTTTTTGTGTCGAACATGTTTCTCCTTAGGATTTGAAGACAGGCTTTCCAAATCCAACGATAGTCACAGCCTGTGACTTGCGGAACTTGGAGCCGTTCTTCTTCTTGTAGGCACGCATCTTCAGGCAGACTTGCCCTCCGTTACGCTGGTCACCCTTCTTATCAGGAGCAGTGTTGCCCTCGATACAGGTAACCGTTCCATCGCCATTGTCTTTGACAACAATGCCAATGTGTGAAATGCGGTCAACTCCGTCGTTAGGAAAATCAAAGAAGACTACGTCTCCTGGTAGTGGAATTGCTTCCTCTGCCTTTTCCCATTGACCCTTCTTCATAAATGCTTCTGCTCCAACTTTAGTGGAGACGCAGTTAGGAATCTTAAGTCCTACTTCGTTAGCACACCACATGACGAATGACCCACACCATGGCAAGAAGTTTGCCTTAGTGAATGCACCGTACTTGGTTTCGTTATCCTTAGGTCCCTCAATTACATTGAGTTCACCTTTGGCTACTGCGATGAAGTCTAAACGTTGGCCCATTATTCCCCTGCTTTCTTATCAACCTTTGCAAAGGCTGCGTTGATTTCGTCTGCTGATAGATTGCCGTCTGCTAGGTAGAAGCGTGCTAGTGCTTCGAGTACATTAGCAGCGCCTAATGCGCCAGCTAATACTCCTGCTTGCCATACTTCGATACCTACTAGTGAACCAGCACCGATGACTCCGAGAGACTCTGCTGCAATTACAGCAAAGATTCTCATCATCACACTTTTGAATGTGTCCATTATTCGTCCTTTGGATTACGTAGTTTGAATGTGACGCCCCACACAATTGTGGATGCGACGATTGCGTATCCTACTACTGTCTTGGCTGAGCCCTCAAGGACTACCCAAGCCACGAACATTCCTAGGAGTGTCCATAGTTGATTTGCAATATCTGAAAAGAAGTTCTTCATTAAGGTTTTCTCCTATACGCGGCTGTTGCTGCAGCTGATGCTGCTGCTTGGGTTGCTATGCCACCAGCGATGATGGCTGATACCACTACCTTCTCTGATTGCTTTCGCACTTCAGGTGACATATCTGCACCGATGTTTGAGATAGCAAGCAAAGCTTGGGCAGGGTCTGTAAAAACTGCACTTAATAATTCTGCTGGGTTTTCAAGCAATTGGATTGCTACGACAACTTCAGCAACTAGAACCACACCATTGTCCAGTTCAACTGGAGTCTGAGGTGGTAAGTCTTCAACTGTAATACCTGCATCTTGAATTGCTTGTGCAGTAACTGGCTCACCTTGGGCTTGTGCAACAAGCGCTTCTGCTACTACTTGTCTTTGTTCTTGAGTAGCATTAGGTGCAGCAGGTTCAACACGATGTTCTACAGGAGGTTCAGGTGATGGAGGTTTTACAACAGGTGGAGCCACTACAGGAGCAGGAGGTTCCACCACTGGAACTGGTTCAGGAGCAGGCTCAGGAGCTGGCTCAACAGGAACAGGTTCAGGGTCAGGGATTGCAACAGGAGGCTCAGGCTCAACAGCAGGAGGTTCTTCTGCAGGGGCAGGAGACTCTTCTGCTACTGGAACAGGTTCGGGAACGGGTTCGGGTGCTGGAGGCTCTGCTACGGGCACAGGCTGGGGTTCTGGCTGTGGTTGAGGAAGAGGTTCTGGACTTGGCTCTGGCTGTGGGGCTTCAACAGATGGTTGGGCCACAGGGGCAGGTCGAACTGGTTCGGAAACAGGGACAGGCAAAGGTTCAGGCTGTGGCTGAGGTACAGGAACAGGAATAGGAATAGGAATAGGAGAAGGCAATGGTTGAGGTAACACAGGAGTACTGGTTGGCTCGGGTTGAGGGACTACGGGTGGAGTTGGCTCAGGCGAAGTCGAAGGCTGAGGCGCTACAGTCGGAGTTGGACTTGGCTCAACTACGGGTGTCTGACTCGGAATTGGAGTTGGTTGAGGTGAAGAAGAAGGCTCGGTTGAGGGAGTCGGAACTGGAGATGGCTCTGGACTTGGCTCACTCGAAGCTGTTGGCTCGGGAGTAGGTGCTGGTTGTACAACATCTGCAGTCACTACTGGTGCAACATATACACGAGTAAGCCCTGCTTCTTCTAATGTAACAACTCTACCATCAGGTAATCGAACACCTGTTCGAGTCTGTAAGTTTTGTTGAACATCTGACAGATAAGTGATAGTCAAAGTATTATCAGCATTAATCGCTGCTGTCACTACAATTGTAGACAAAGGCACAGCATTTGCATTAGCGCCATAAGGGCGCACTGCTAAGTCAACCTGGAATCCTGCTTGACTAGAAGTAATAATCAAATGCTCATCTGCTGCACGCCACCCAGCAGGGTAAGCGTTAGATGGGTTTGGATTATTTGGGTCAAGAACTACCCAGTCATAGGCGTTAACTGATATAGATGGAGTTGCAGGAAAATTGCTGTAGTTATTATCCTGTCTACCAAATACAATAGTTGAGTTAGTAGTTGCATATACTGCATTATATTCAGTTCCCTGAAAATTGATAGCAGAAGGCAACGCTACTTGGTATGACACATCATCTCCACCACAAGTATCTTGTACAAGAACAGGGGTTGATGTTACTGTTGCTGTGTCAGTCCCTGTTGTAACTGCAGTATTAAGTACAGTAGCTGCAGTAGATGCAGCTGCTATAGATTGTGCAGTTGTTACACAGGTTGCTTGTGCTGAATAAGGTAGGGCAAATAGAGACGTACCAAAGGTTAAAAAGAATACTGCTAGTAAATTACTTCTTCTCACAAAGGAGGAGATAGATTTGGTCAACGCGTTCTTCCAATCGGTTCACTTGGTCTTTCACGGAACCGCCCCCGTTTGGCTTTAATTCAGCCAGGTAATGCTTTACTAACCACTTAGTTACACCAGCAAATGCTGCTGCAATAGTTATCATTGCTACGGCAAACGCAGCCCAATCTTGTGCTGACATTATACCGTCCTAATCTTAATCTCAAGAACTCCACCAAAGCCATCGAAACGTCGGTCAGGTGGTGTCATGCGTGTGAATGTAACTTGTTCAATGATAGCCTGACGTGATTCACCAGTTGATAAATCTTGCCAGGTTATAACGTCACCAGTTTCTTCAATTGCTTCTAGCAACTTAATTCTTTCGAAGGCTCTGCCTTCGTAACCGATTACTGTATTATATCGGTCAGTCTCAGTATCAAAGCAATAGACAGGGAACTGCATCACACGCTGACGTGGTGTAGCAATGGTTGCCTTAGCTTGGTATCCCTTAAATGTAGGTCCCTTAGTTGTGTCAGTACTGTCACGGTATAAGATGAACTTGTATGCTACATACTCTTGAGCAGTAGCTGGTGATGACGTAGTAACTTCTACTGGTGATACAACTGCATCATAAGATACATGGTCGTATTCAACACCATTCTTATCTACAGTTTCCAATGTCATTGAACCATAAGAGAAGTCACCGCGCCCAAGAAGGCGCTTGAAGTTCTTAGGTTCAAGAGTTCCGTATCGGATGTTACCTGTTGTCAAGTATCCTGATGTGCGAAGAGTAGTATCATCTTCGATGTAAATACCACCATTAGCAGATGATGCATATGCTGTAGTAAATACAAGTCGGTCAGTACCATCTGCAAAAGCACAGCCAGTAGTAACGTGACCAGTCACGCCATCCATATAAAGGTCATTAGCCCAAGCAAAACGTAGTGATTCTATCTCGTTGCTTAAGTCAATACGGATAACTCCTGCTTCACCATCGACTCCAGTGGCGCACCACACGTAGTGGTCGCGTGCTGCAAAGTCATAGCAGGGTTGAGATGTTTCAACAATAAGTGGACCGTAACTAATTGAACCATCTTGGTCAGAAACATTTGCTACTCGAACACCCTTACTTGTACCAATCATCATATAGCCAAGGTAATAGTAAATCTTGTGAACAACTTCTCCAACTGGTAATTCTGCTGCTACTACCGCTGATGTAAGAGTAGGCATAACTCCAGCAGTCGAAAGTGTAAATTTAACAATAGTTGACTGAATTCCATTATATCCAGCAACATAAATGGCAGGGCCAGAAGCAGTAATAGATGTATATACGTGACTTGATGATGGATGAGTATATACAGGAGATGGTAAAGATGTTGATGATGGAGATAACTCGTAAATTTTATTATTGGCACACAATACAATACGTTCTTTTACATATTCCATTGTTGCATTTGTAAGCAAAGTACCAGCATCAAAGAACATAGTTGTTTCAGTATCTGCACTAGACGCGGTTAATGCTTTCTTGTACATATACATTCTTGCTGGCGTACCTGGTCTATTAGTTACAAAATAAGCATAAGTTCCATCATCACAAATTGCATATACTGGATAGTCTGCGCCAGAATTATAGTCTTGAAAATGTGTTACAGTTCCATCTACTGCAATCTTATCTACATCATATTCATCGTGAAGTAATACTCCAGATGTTGAGCCCCATTTGATAGAACGTACGTGTTGCTGGGCTACGCCATTAGAAGCAATGGCTCCAGTAGTTAAGTGTGTAGATGTGCAGTTGTTAAGTAAGGTTACCTGCCCCTTAGTCCAGACATTAACACCTTTTGACTCGTGGAATCGGTAGTGACCGTTCTCATCAGTAGTTGCTGGGTCATAGAAGTTAATACCTGAGCCAGAGTGGAATGACATCTGTGAACGAATCCACCAGCCAGTCAGCGATTGCTCGCCTGGCTCTGCACCATTATCAAACTGGTCTTTTCTAAACTGAGCTGTCTGACGGATGTAAGGGCGATTGTCATTGATAGCATAGATGAATGGGAGTCCACCGACTGCTACATCGTATGCAATTTCAGTGTTCTGCCATAGCGAACTAGTAGATACAACACCTACGTCAACTGCAATAGAACGGGTACTTCTACCATCCGTAATGTCTCTAGCCACGTTACTCCTTAAGTCAGAAAAAATTAGTGAGCAGTTTTAATCCAATACTCAGGGATAATCTATTTACTTACACACTTGGTGTGGATTGTTCCGCTTTGTCTTTATTGAGGTAAGCCTGATAATCAGAATTGGTTGGGTCTGCCATAAACGACACACGCATACCATTTTCTTCGTACCAAATAATTTCACTACCTTGTTCATTTAGTTCAACATTGTATTGTTTTGTCATTTTACAACTCCGCACTTAGGATAACTGAATTTGCACCAGCAGTACCAGTTGCAGAAATATCTGCACCACCTGCTTGTCCTGCTGTATTTGACCCAGCAGTCAAAGTTGCAGCCCAACAAAATGCATTAGGCAAACTTTGAGACAATGTAAGAGTACTAAAATAACCCACGCCTCCTGCGATGTAAGTTAAAAAGAAATTACTACCACTTGAGGCAGTAACGGTAGGATTTGTTCGCATTGGTACTGGCAAATTAACTACACCTCGTACGGTGCTTGAAGTAACTGCAAAAGCGTTTGAAAAAGTCGCTGAGCCACCAGTAGGTGAAGAAGCAACTAATTGGCAATACCTTTGACAAGCGGCTAATTCTCCTTGGATTGTTCCGCCTGAACCATTGCTACGCTTAAACTGTGTTGCAACTGAACCAAGTTCTAATTGCACGCCAGTTATTTCGTAATAATCGTTAGCGCCAGCG